GGATTAAATGAAGGATTTGAATTTAATAACCCATTAACAAAAGCAACATGTGGTTGTGGTGAAAGTTTTACAGTATAGGAGAATAGTATGAGTGAAAATGGTGTAGGTGATAAAACAGCAGTTGATATAAACCTCAAATGGTTTGTGCAAATTATGGTTGTGGTAGGTATTGCTGTTTGGGGATACTTCGGACTAACCGAACGACTTAACTTCTTAGAACATAACCTTACATTAGCACAAGTAAATGTCGACATGAACTCAGAGTTCAGGGTTAAATGGCCTCGTGGCGAACTAGGTGCATTACCTGATGATGCAGAGCAAAACATGCGTTTGGATATGCTAGAAAAAGTAATAGACAGACGAACTGCTAAGTTAGAACAACTAATGGAAGACTTCCAACGAATGAAGTTTCAATACGAATTTAATCAATCGAAACTCTAATGGATGAAGACGACAAATGGAATGAGGTGTATTTTAAGGAAATGCTCACGATTGAAGAGCAATTAGAATATGCTTATTGGATGGACACTTTGGTTGAGTTCGGATGCTCATGCCTAGATACACTCAGTCCCCAAGAAATAGACGAAAAGATGTATCGTATGGTACAATGCGATATCAATCAGTCTACAAGGAAAGATTTATAATACTTGACTTTCATCACCTTTTATAGTATAATATAATAATGGATTTAATTGAAAATAAAAACTTCTTAACTCAAGAAGAACTTGAAAAACTGAATGGTTTGAAAAATGGGGATTTTCCTTGGTTTTTAGCATCATCTGGTCCGGAATATCATAATTCCATAGATTACCAAGGACAAGACCGACCTTACTTTTCCCACACAATAATCGCAAGATATCCTAAGACAGAATTGTTAAAAATAAACAGCGATCATTATGAATTTTATAATAATATATTTGAGAGGTTTTGTAAACAAAATAATATAAAATATAAAAGAATTTTGAGAATGAATTTAAACCTCACAACACATTATGACTCAGAATTTTATGGTCAGGCTCACGTAGACCACAACTTCCAACACAACCTAATGCTGATGTATTTAAACGTCTCGTCTGGGAATACCGTCTTATTTGATAATGAGTATTACCCAGAATCTTATACTATAAAAGGTGATGAGAATTTAAAAATAAAAATGGAAATAGAACCAGAACTTGGGAAAGTTGTTTCTTTTGATGGGTTGACTTATCATGGGGTAAGACCTTGTAAAATTAACACACATAGAATTGTTTGTGTAATAAATTATAACTAAAAAGGAGAGGTAAATGATTGATGTTTTAAACAAAGAAAAGTTCTCACAAATGATTGAACGATTAGTAATATCTAAACGCATACCTTATATAGATGCTATCGTGTGGTGGTGTGAAGAAAATGAATTCGAGATTGAGGATACATCAAAATTACTATGTCCTTTGATAAAAGAAAAGATTAAGGTTGAAGCACAAGATTTAAACTACCTTGAAAAGACTGCAAGGTTGCCGATTTGATTCTTACGATGAATGGGTTTGATACATACAAAACATACCTAGCACTGAAGCAACACTTCAGAAGTAAAAGTTATGACTTCTTTAAATATAATGGTAAAGTAAGAGCAAGTGCTACGTCATATGAAGTTCGTAAAGACAAATACTTCTTTGAGAAAGCAAGTAAGAAGTTTAAGCATGAGGAATTTATTGACTACGTCGTAGCAAACATCACTCGTAATAGTGATACTTGGATCGGCAATATGATGGATGAAAAGAGTTCTACCAATTATAAGAAGTGGCAGAAAGTAACTGAGTCAATGACTTATACGTTTAAAGAAGATGTTGGTGTGATTAATGAGTATGAAGAAAACTTCAATGATGTATTCAAAATGAAAGATGGACAACACCCTGTGTTATTCAGATTACATCTAAGAGGTAAAATCAGTTTAGAAACAATGGTCATACTAGACGATCTGGTAAACTACTCTGAGAATTGGTATAAATATAAGGATATACTGCTTAATGAATTTGTAGATATGATGAGGAAATACAAACCTTTCCTTCATAATAGACTACAAGTGGATAAGAAAAAATATAAAAGAATTGTGCTCGAAAACTTTACTTATGAGTAGTTTGAGAGTATAATAGTAAGTGTACATGATGAAAGGATAGATTGTTCTATCTGAATGTGAATAAGAAAAATACAAATAATACAATAAAATACGGAGTAAAAATATGGGCGATTTCGCATCACTAAAAAAAACGAGAGGTTCCTCTCTTTCAAAACTAATTCAACAAACTGAAAAACTACAAACCAAAGGTGGTTGGGGTGGAGCAGATGAACGTCTGTGGAAACCTGAAGTAGATAAATCAGGTAACGGTTATGCCGTTATTCGTTTCTTACCAGAACCACAGGGTGAAGATCTTCCTTGGGTTCGAATCTTTGACCATGGTTTCCAAGGTCCAGGTGGTTGGTACATTGAAAACTCTTTAACGTCTATCGGTGAAAAAGATCCACTAGGTGAGTACAACTCAACCCTTTGGAACAATGGAACTGATGCTGGTAAAGAGCAAGCAAGAAAACAAAAACGTAGATTAAAATACTTTGCTAACATCTATGTGGTTAAAGATCCAGGTAATCCTGCTAATGAAGGTAAAGTATTCTTATACCAATTCGGTAAGAAAATTTGGGATAAGATTAATGAAGCAATGAATCCAGAGTTTGAGGATGAAAGTGCAGTTAATCCATTTGACTTCTGGGAAGGTGCTGACTTTAAACTGAAGATTCGTAAGGTTGAAGGATATCGTAACTATGATAAATCTGACTTTGATGCACCTAGTAAGTTGCTTGAAGATGATGAAGCACTTGAGAAAGTATATGATTCTTTGTACTCACTTAAAGAGTTCTTAGATCCTAAGAAGTTTAAATCATATACTGAGTTAGAAACAAAGTTAAATCGTGTACTTGGTCTTAATGGTTTAGCACCTAAGACTACTGCTGAAGACTTTGATAGAGCAGAAGAAACAGTTGCTGCCCCAGTTGCTGTAGTTAAGAAAGAACCTGCTTTGGCGACTGCTGGTGGATTTGATGATGACGATGAGTCATTGTCTTTCTTTGAAGCACTAGCAAAAGAGGACTAAACTAAAATAGTTTAATTTGATTAGGACTCTTCGGAGTCCTTTTTTATAAGGAGAATACAATGGATTTAAAACCATTACACGATAGAGTTATCGTAAAGGTAGAAGAAACTGAAAAAACAACTGAGTCAGGATTAATCTTAACTCAAACATCACAAGAGAAATCTAATAGAGGTATGGTAGTTGCTACTGGACCTGGAATTAGAGATAATGGAGAACTTGTACCACTTACAGTTAAGGAAGGGGATTTTGTTATGTTTGAATTAGCACAAGCAACTAATATGGAGTCTGACTATATGGTTATGCATGAGACAAACATCATTGCAGTTATTGGTTAAATCTCCTTTCACGGTTTTCTTGAGCACGTTTACGTCTGCCTGCTTGACCTTCTACGTGCTGAGTATTACTGATGCTAGTAGTTGATGAAGCATCAACTGCCGTAGGTGCTGATGAATTATCAATAATAATAGGTGGTTGAGAAACCAATTTTTGTAATGCAGAAATATCATCAATAACTGCACCATTAACACCACCAGACTGAGAATTCCCTTGCGAATTTCGAATGACTTGTGATAAATCGTGAGTACCTATTATTTGCATTCTACGATTACGCAAGTTTTCGAAATGATTCATAATAACAGGGTCTTCCTCGTCAGTGAAGAAACTGGTCAAACTATCCCACTTTTTAACAAACCAGTCACCTATTTTATTGAATACGTCTGTTATTGATTTTACAATATTATCAAATATTTTATCAGTATCAATTGCATCTAACCTCTCAGAAATTTTATCAAATCCTATGAATTCTGCTATCCATGATACCATATCTTTTATCGTTCTTATGACAGCTTTAGGAATTCCTATCCATCCTGCTTTAAGTGCTTCCCAAATTGAACCAGTTTTATCAAATTCTGCCTTGGCATCTTTAAACGATTGATAAAGAATATACAAAGCAGCACCAATTGCTACAATGGCAGCAACAAATGGTGCTGCTGCCGCAAGTACAGGTGTTAGTGCTGCTAGAGAACCAGCAAACATTATCATTAATGCATAAACGCCAAGTGCCAACCATCTTGCTGCTGCGAGCAACTTTACTCCTGCCATTGCAAAAAATGTACGTGCTGTTGCAATTGTCATAATTGTCATTGCTATTACTGATTGAGTAAACCCTATTAATGCTGCACCTAGTGCTATAATAAATTTCCCACCAAAAAATGCTGCCAAACCATATGCTATCCAATCAAGTTGTTTTCCAATGAACGGAAGAATTATTGAACCAGCCCAGACAAAGAAATCAGCAATGAATCCAAAGTGTTTTGCAAACAGTTTCAATCCATCATACACTTTATCTAAGTTCATTAAAAGTGTTCCACCAAGTAAGAACATTGCAATTTTTGCTACGAACGACATTCCTTCTTTATCTGGTTTCACATCGGTGCCACCAATTTTACCTCCATCTATCTCGTCTTCTCTCTTAGATTCTAATACCGATTCTGGAGATGGTTGGATTGCTTTTGCCATGGTTTCAGGTAAATCTTCGAACATCTCAACCTGCTCTTCGATTACACCTTTAACTTCTTCAATGATTTCTTGCACCGGAAATTGAGGAAAGGATCTGATGTCATGTTTAATTTCGAAAAGGGTTTGACCAATTTCTTTTAAAATTTCAGACTCTGTGGCGACACCTTCAAGTTTCTTTAAGTCACCTGCTTCAAGGATTTTTCTGATTGAAGACAACTGTCCTAGTGAAGTTCTATGTCCTTTACTATCTTCTTTAACACCTGCACCGAGTTCGTCTTTAATACCTCTCAACTCAACAAGAAGTTCGTTCTCGAAGAAAGCAACAAAGAATGCACCAATTGCTGTCAATTTTGACATCATCAAGTGACCAGCATGTTTACCTTGCTCTAAAGACCTTTCTTGGAATTCTAGATTTGATTCAAATAGTTGTTGTTGAGCCTCACCCTGAATAACAAGACTTCTTTCAAATGAACCAGAAAGTGAATCTATAGATTTCTTAACATTAAGTAATCCTGCTCGTAAACTTTTTTGTAGACGTTCTCTTCCATCTTTATTAGATTCTTGTAACTCAGCAACTGCTTCTACAACTGGTAGGTGGTTTGTACTATCCTTTGGCATTCTTTTGTCTCTCTTCTTGTTCTTCTAAATGACTCTTTAAAAACGTAACATATATGTCCCTTTCAAATGGAATCATATTTTCAAGTTCTGACAAAGAATAATTATGGTGATGCATTAACGCAAAGTTTAACTGATACATGTTCGCTAACGAATCATGCATTAATGCTACATAAAAAAACTTTGTAATCCCTCAAGTATTATAGAATCCTTTTTACCACACTCCGAACAAGTCCACTCAACATTATGAGTAAGTTTTGGAATGGTGTTAAAAAATTCTGACATTTTCATAAACTGTTTTTGACTAAGACTATCGACCCAGTCTTTAATTTCTTTCTTTGTAAAATCATTATATACGTTATCTTTATCAAACACATACTCAACACAATTATTAATCACGTCAAACATTGACTCAGGTGCACTCTCATCAATCTTATCAATATCATCAATACCAGGATATCTTAATACTACGCCGATATCATCTGTAATCATAATCCTATTATCAATACTAGCTTCTTCTGCTTCAACACCGTCAGCAGTAACTTTAATATCGTCAAGGTTGATAGACACTTCAGTCCTATGCTTGCATTCATTATCTTCATCTGAATGCCCAACCTTAACCTTAATTACCTCACCAACCGATTTTCCTCGAAGTTTTAAAAATAAATATTCAATATCAAAAGTTGCTAAATGATTAATATTTATTTTATCTATAACACAAGACTTGATAATATTCTTTGTTGCCTTTGTAATTTCCTTTTTATCACCACCCTCAAGTGCCATAAGAAGAATCTTTTCTTCTTTTACTAAAAATGGACGGTATTCTATCTCTTGCCCAGTTGATGGTATTGTTGCGTTAAAGTGTGGTGTTACTAAACTTGGTAAGTTCATTATATACTCCTATCATTATTAAATTTGTTATTATTATTATTTATAGTTTTTCTAT